GGCAGAGCATCGCATAACCTTTCGGCATCAGTTTTCTCTTTTATTGTAAAAACCTGATCGTGGTGTTTTTTAGCTTCTTTATACTTATTAGTATTTTTACTTTGTACATCTACAAAAACTATATCGTTTAGCTTTTCAGGTTCTAGGATCATAGTGTGAAATAAGTGACCGTCTCTTAATGGCTGGGTTTCTTTTTGCCCGTACTTAGTTATATATAAATAAGTTTTAGCACTATCTAACAAAAGTTTAATAGAACTACTTGACAAAGCCGTTTTGCCTAATACACCGTAGTAGTATTCGTCATCTAGCATATTTTTTAAAACCTCTTCTTTTTCTACATAGTATCCGTCAAGGAGTTTAATTGAATTTGTCATAGGCTTTGTTTTTGTTTTTTAGAAGTTTTATTATAATCTCTTTCTCGTGTATAGTTTTATAGAGAGTAAGATTCTCGCTTTGTTCTTGTAGAACCTTAGACCTTAAATAGTCTATTTCTGCTATATAAGTTTCTAGCATAATATCTTTATAACTCATTTTCTTCAATTTTGTTTTTACGTAAAATATTGTTTTGTAAATCTATAACAGTATAGCCGTGTTCTTTTAATAACTCTATAGCTAAGTTTATTTCTTTAGCTCTTTCTCTATAGTGTTCAAATATTTGATTTTCGAAAGCGTGTGGTTTGTGAGACATATTATTGTTTTAGGTTACAAGTTAGTTAAAGATTTTAATTTTTTTATTTCTGCTTTTAAGTCATCTGTAATAGACTCAGACTTTCTAGCTCTTATTACTGCTCTTATTTTGTCTTGTCGATACTCGTCTACTATAGAATTATGAATAAACCTATCCTGTTGTAGGTTGGTAGAATAAAACAATACGTTTAAAAATGCGTTAGTAAATTCGTTTAGCTCTGGATTGTTAGATTTTTTCTTCCATTTCTTTAAAAGCTCTATACATAATTCCGTGTTTGTATAGTATTCTAAATCCTTTAAGTTTTGAGCTTTATCCATTAAGTCTAATTTTTCTACAGTAAAGATAATAAAAAAAAACTAAAACTCTGTGTTCCAATTAATCCTAGCTGCTAGACTTTCTTTAAGTAGATAGACTTCTTTTAATTCTTTTTTACTATTCCATAACGAACTAGAAGGACAGTATAGTTCTTTTGTTTTTGGCATCTCTATATCGTTTAACCAGAACAAGTAATTACCTTTATCGTCTGCTACAAAATACAGTTTTACTATAGACTTCTCTAGGTCCATTAGTTTATCGTATTTATACTTTTCTAGTAGTTTTTCTTTATAGTATTTATTTCGGAACTTCATTTCTATTTTACACTCAAAACCTTTTGGAGTAGTACCTTCAGCGTCATAGTGTTCGTAGCCTCCGCCACACCATTTAAGATCCCAGCCGTCTATATTTAATAAATAAACTACGGCTTGTTCATATTCGTTTATTTCTTTTAGTGTCATTTTTTTACTCTGTATTTCTTAGACTTTAAAAACAAATCTTGTAAATCTTTTATCCAAGTTACCGTAGGCTCAGGTTTACAGGTGCACGGCAAATAGTAGCGATGAGAAAAATACTTAGAATGTAAAAGACAGACAAGTTCAAACTCTTTATGCTCTAAGGTATTCTTAGGATTTGCTCTAAAGTCTTGCCAGTCAAACCAGTCTTCTCTATCCATTTCTATTAATTTTAAAATTATTCAAAGCCTCTTGCCTATCCTCACACCCGCAAGATTCATAACCTAAAATATCTATTACTATTTTTTTTACTAACCATTTTACGCCAGTCCACTTAAATACGAAAGCTAGCTTATCCCCAAGTTTTAGATCCATAATAGTCTTTTATTTGTTGTTTTATATTTTGTACTGTATTGTATAAAGAATAGTAGGAAATATTAGTATCTCTACTAAGCTTACTTATTTTCTTGTTGTTTAGAAATACCTCCTCAAATATCTTACGCTGGTAAAAGTTATACATCTTATCTCTATCGTAGTCTTCTAAGACGTTTTCTTCGTCCTTAACTATTTGAGTAAAAGCTAAAAAGTCATCGTGCAAAAACCATTCCTGAATAGCTCTGTAGTTTTGGTAGTCTTCGTTTTCTGTCTCATCGTAAGGCTCATCACTAAGCTCTGGCATATAATCTAAACTAACTAAGTTTACTTTTTTCTCAGCTCTTTTTAAATTACAAAACATATTATATAAAGTAACGTAAACGAAATAGTGGTTAATCTCGTTATCGTTGTACATTATAGAAGTATTGTGCTTTTTAAGGTAGGTATCTATTTGGATATACATTTCCTGAACTAGGTCCTTAGCAGTGTCTTTATTACATCCCCAGTGCTTTAAATAACGAAACCAAATCTCTTCGTTTTTTACCAATTCATTAATACTATCCTCCATTGAAATAGTAATATAAGAAAAATTTAGAAAGGTTGTCTTTCCTTTTCTATTATTTTTTTAATAATACTAACCCCATCTATACTAAATCCTACGTTATTTCTTAAAGCTTTTAACCTTATAGGATCGTCAAAACTTGTAGGTCTTCCTCCAGACTCTACTTCTTTTATTTTTCTAACGTGCAGCATTGTATACATAAATTCTGTAGGATGAGAAATATATCTGTGGCAGCATAAAAAAGAATCACTACGGTTTACAAACTTTCCGCCTCCTTCTACGTCTGCAGCATTTGGAGGCATAGGATACCCAGCGTAAGGGTGGTCTACTCTATGAGTCCACCTTTGAGCCGCAGTGTTAGCGTGAGTAGTTAACCATACTGAAACCCCGTTCTTTTTAGCAAATATTCTAAGTTCGGTTGTAGCTTGATAATCGTACTCGTGTCCTCCTACTGAAGTTATTAGTTTAGCATCTTTTATTAAAGAGTTGTAAGGATCAATTAAAAGTCCGTCATAATGCCACGCTTGTTTAACAGAGCTACAAAGATCTAAAAGTTCTCTGTAAGTGTACATCTTAGAAGTATCTATTATTTTAAAGTGACTAGAAATAAACTCGTTGTGTTTTTTAAAAGTCTCAGCGTCTATCTCTTCTATAGTTTTTTCTTCTAGAAACTCTACTAACTTTCTTATAATAGAATAAGCCTCGTTTTCGGAACTAAATATTAACCACTTTAAATCGTGCTTAACTGAATAGGCTAGCATTAAAAATAAAACTATGGTTGTTTTACCTGTATTTGCGTGTCCTAATATGACAGAGAAGTCACTTCTTTTGTATCTAAAGTATTCGTCTATTTCTGAAAAACCTAAAGTTAATCCTTCTTTTATTTCTCCGTTTCTAATCTTGTCTAAATGGGCAGTAACTTTCTCGTAATTTATTAGCATATAGTAAAAGTAAAAAAAAAAGCGAAGTTTTTAGCTCCGCCCTTTGTGGTTATTAAAATGGCAAATCCTCTTTTGCCGCTGCTCTAGGTAAGTGGTCCGAAACTCTTTCAGTAGGATCCTTTTTTGGAAAACTTCTCTTAGCATAAAATTTACTAGTGTCAGCTTTTTTAGTCATAATATCTAAGACTATCTTTTCGTTTCCTTCTTCTTTTGCTTTGTTAAGCATTTTAATAGTTTCGTTTACGTCTATTAAAAAGTGTAGTTTAATAAATTCGTATTTAGATTTATAAGGAGCTACACAATTCCAGTACTCAGTTTCAAAATTAGACATCTGTTTTCTGTTTTAATTTGTTAAAAAATAATTCGGTAGTTTCTAACACTGTAGAACTTTTTACGTCTGGAGTATTAGAATAAAATAAGCACGCAGATCTTAAGCAAGATTGCCACTCGATACTAGTCTGTTGGGACTTAGGTTTGTTAAAGGTTTTAGCTTCAGGTTTAAACTGGTTAGAAATAATTTTAGCAGTATTGTACTTAGCGTTATTAATCTCAAACTCAATTTCTTCTCCTACTTTTTTGTGAAACTCAGTTCTTTTTACTCCGTTCAATTCTTTTAATTGATAAAACTTAAAAGTTTGTCCGTTTGCAAATGTTAAAGAATAACACTGGTTTTGATCGTAGTCTTGTTCTTGTTGAATAAATGTAATCTTTCCTGTCATATTTAATTGTATTTAATTTATAAGCAGACTTTCTGCTCTTTCTTTTTGGATGGTAAGTAATTCGTTTTCTTTTTGTAACCAGTGCACTTTTTTGTCAAGTGTGGCTATCCTATCGTGTAGGTTTTTAATCTCTGTATTCATAATGTCTCTCTGTTTAGACTACAAATATAATAAAAATATTTAAAATAAAAAAAGGAGTACTAGCCAAGTGACTGATACTCCCTTCTTAATTACAGAGAAAAATTAGACATTCTATTGAATGAATAGCAAAGATAAAATTTTTAATCTATTTTAAAAGAATTGTTTAAAACTTTGTAATACTCTATTTTTTCTTCAAGATCTGGAGTTGAAAACTTTACAGTTTCTCTACTAAGTTGTAAAAGTTCTTGAGCTATATCGTAACCGTATTCTTTATTTAAGTTTAAAGCAAACTCATAATTTCTACCTTGAGAGTGTACGTTGCACCCGTAACACTGTGGTCTGCAGTTGTCTTCTGAGAATCGAGTAGAGTAGTGTCTACGACTCATAAAGTGACCATTTTGCATAGAGTCTTTGTAATATCTTATACGACTGCAAGTATAACATTTTACATACCCGTTATGATCTGCATACTTTAAACGAATATACCTACTAAACTCAGCGTCTAGTTTTTTTACTATTTTGCTTCTTGTTAATTTTTTTCTCAAATTTTTCTTGCATTATATTATATAAGTTTTATATTATATAAGTATTATATTATATTAGTCTTATATTATTAAACCTATACAATAGTCTTATATTATATAAGTCTTATACTAATATAATAATTTCTAACGAGAAATTTTCTTATATTTTTCTAAACCTCTAGATCCAAAATAAGCTCCTATAATAACAGTAATTACTCCAGAGATAGAGTCTAAAGGGTATTCTAAAAACCAGCCTACTACGTAAGCAACAGAAAAAAATATAA